TATGACGAAAGACCACCTACAAAACGAGTTTATGGACTTCTGGCATAAGAACAAGGACACGCTAGGCTTGGGGAAATACTCTGACGATGTCGCCGATTTCTGGCTATCTAAGCTCGACACCTATGCTAATGGAAAATTGGAGGAAGCGGCGGTGAAGATAGATGGGAGGAAAATGGGTTACTACTCTCCAAAAAATGCAAAAGGTTTACCACTGGAAGATATAATGCCTAAGAGACTTGGAGCTATGAGCTATAACGATGCATTACAAACCGCCTCCTCAATAGTCCGTGAGGCGATTAAGAAAGAAGAGGTATGAGTGAAGAAAAATACCGATGTGAAAAATGTGACTTATTTGAATGTACTTGCTTTTGTAGGTGTGGATTGGCACACGATATCTGCGTTTGCAATTTTACCGAAAAAGATTTTATGACACCCATACAAAAAATAACCGCCATTGAGAAGTCAGTCAATTTCCTTTATTCGTTATTATGTGAAGAGGTATGAAAATAGCATTCGACGTGGACGATACTCTTATAATCCCAAGCGTAGTAACAGGTGCACGAGATGTGCCTAACTATGAAACCATAGCTATCTTCCGATGGTTTGAAGCGCAGGGATGTGAGATGTATATATGGTCAGGCAGCGGTGTTGATTGGGCTACAACATGGGCTGAGAAATTAGGATTGAATGCTACGATCATACCTAAACACAACCCATGGAACGTTCCCATCGACATAGCCTTTGACGATTGTGATGTGAAGTTGGCAACCGTTAATGTAAAGGTTAAAAGAATTAAAAACTCAGTCAGTCGAGCTGATTGGAATAAGACTAAGAGACTATGACATCACCACAATACAATGAAGAAGAAATAAAGGCTCAGATACGTGAAAAATTGTCTTGGAACGGTTTTGACGAAGAAGTAGTCGACCCAATATACCAAATATTTGTTCAAGTCCTCAGACAAAGGGATGAGATAATCGAGTTTATAAATGATGATTCAAACTACGAAAGAATAGAATATGACGCTGAGGCACAGGGGTCGTTAATGATATACAAAAACGAAATCATTAACTACATTAACCGCATTAACGATAAGTAGCCTTTCCGTTTCGGGTATATTGTGGTATACTATACGCATGGCACAAGTTTCTAAAAAGGCTACAAAGAAGTACGCCGACGGAACAACTTATAAAGACCCAAGTGGCAAAACTCGTAAGAGAGTAAGCTACCCAGGCACTAAAAGAGGCGACGCGTATTGCTCAAGAAGTAGCGGACAGAAAAGAACCCAGAAAGTCCTAGCCCGTCGTAAAGCATGGGGCTGTAAAGGTAAAAAATCAGTTTAATAAATAAGCAAGATACTATGCAAACACCAGAAGACAAAATCGTTATTGATTTTCTAAAGAAAAACAACTTAACTATCGTTTCAGGAGTAGAGATTAGACATAAGCACAAAATCGTCTCTAAAATACTTTTCCGCCTTATAAAACTATTGGATGTAAAACTACAGCCTATCCTTGAAGTACATAAGCTACCAGAGGTAAAGAAAACAAAGAAAACTAACAAAAAATAACTATGGTTAAAGCAAAGCACGGGGAATTGCAAAAAGAATTAAAGGATTTAGTAGCATCGAATGTAGATTTGTTTTTATACTCTCAAACTATAAAATACGGAGAGAGGTTTGAATATAATGGAAGTATGTATTTTTTAGACAAAAGATTATCTACAAGAAACAACAATAACGGAGAAACTTTTGAATTATTTTTACCAACTAAACTATAATAATCATGGCAACCATAAAAGAAATAAAAGAAGCATTGAAAGAAAAAGGCTATAAGACTACCGCTTTTGTCGGTAAAAACAAAGAAGAACTAGAAGAAATGCTCACTACAGACAAAGAAGTGGAAATGGCAGAAGTAACGCCCGTTATTGAGCCTATCGTATATCCAAAAGAACCACAGCTACAGTCCACCGCCCCAAAGACCGAATACACTATCGTAAACAAAGAAGGTACACTTATTCTAAAGACAACAGATAAGGAATATGCTGAAACCTTTATCGCTGGAAAGCCTGACAATCGTTTCTTTAAGTAAACATGCCCCTAAAATCAGGAAAATCAAAGAAAACAATCAACTCTAACATTCGTAAAGAAATAAAAGCTGGAAAGCCAAAGAAACAAGCTATTGCTATAGCATTATCAAAGGCTGGTAAAAAGAAATAGAATGAAGATGACTGCTAAACAAAAGAAAGATTTAGAAACCGTCATTCATTTTATGTTGCCAAAACATCGTAAAATTAGTATATCCGATGAAGATATACAAATGTTTTTTGAATGGTCAGACCAAGGAAAACATAAAGACGAACGATATTCTGTCGGAGGGGGATTTAACGCTTTATGTGAAGGCAAGAGATGGAGGGGAATACATGTTCAACTATACCAAGAGGGTGCGCTAGATGGAACAATGGGACTTATGGAGCTTTTCGCAGGAGAATCTAAAACAATATGGAGAGATAAATGGTGGAAGTTTTGGCAACCAAAGAAGCAAAGAGTTTTTACGCCATTGCCTCGTAGCGTTGTAGACTTCCTAAAGAAAGAAATGTTCAAAGGAAAAATGTCAGAGAAAATAGAAGAGTGTTACCGAAAGTCTTTTGTAAAAAATAAGCAACTAGAATTATACGAAGAACCTATATAGGCTATTCAGGTATTTTATGTTATAATAAAGGAACTATGAACACAGTATTCGATAAAGAACAGGGCGTTTCAGGTTTCAATAAGTACGGACACTACCAGTTCGGCACACGAACCTGCCTTTTCTGTAAAAGCGACAAAGCCAGCAAAGACATACAGCACAAATGGTCTGGCAATGATGAGCATTATAAAAAAGGAAAAGCACGAAATAAAGAGGAAACTATCGAAGTACTTAAACAGTTCTTTATTCTTGGCTGTAGTGTAAAAAAAGCTTGTGAATACGCAGGAATACCGCAGTCTACTGTTCAAACATGGATTGACGCAGATGATGCACTTCGTGCAAAAGTAACATCATGGCAGAACGAGCCTAACGTACTAGCTAGAAAGAACTGGATAGCAAAGATGCAAGAAGGTGACTATGTATCGTCTAAAGACTGGATAAGCAAAAAAGAGAAAGATGAGTTCAGCGATCGTGTAGAGAATACAGGCGCAAACGGTGAAGCCTTACAACCTATCCTAGTAAAATTCATAGATGCAGAGCCAACAAACAATTGAAATACCAGTAGAGTATAAACGCCTATTTGATAAAGACTGGCGAGAGGCTGCTATATATGGCGGTCGTTTCTCGTTAAAGTCACATACCGTAGCTAGAGTATTACTTATACGAGCTAGAAGCGAGAAGATACGCATAGGCTGTTTCCGTGAATACCAGAACTCTATATCAGAAAGCTCCCACCAACTACTTTCAGACCTTATCCGAAAGTACGAGATGTACGACTTTGAAGTAACCGAGAAGTCTATTGTAAACAACGTAACAGGCTCGGACTTCTTGTTCAAAGGATTGCATCATAACGAGCAGAGTATTAAATCACTTGAAGGTGTTGATATAGCATGGGTAGAAGAAGCCCAAACAGTATCAGAAAAAAGCCTTGAGGTACTTACGCCGACTATCCGTAAAGATGGCTCGCAGATTATATATACCTACAACAGACTTGAGGAAGAAGACCCAGTTCATAAGCGTTTAGTGATAGACGGACGACCTAATACGCTTGTCCTTAATGTAAACTATGACATTGCTTTGAAATATGGCTTTATGCCAAACACGATAAAGCTTGAGATGGAAGACGACAAAGAGAACAGACCAGCACTATTCAGGCACAAGTGGCTAGGAGAGCCTATAAACCAAGAGTTAAAGATATACAAAGACTGGAAAATTATTGATGACATACCGCATGAAGCTCGTCTTATATGCAGAGGGCTAGACTTTGGCTATTCAAACGACCCAACCGCCATTATAGATATATACTATTACAACGATGGCTATATCCTTAATGAAATCCTATATAGAAAAGGCATGAGCAATAAGCAGATAGCCGACCTAGTAAACGCACAGGATAAAGATGTTCCGTTGATATGTGATAGCGCAGAACCTAAGAGTATCGACGAGCTAAAGATATACGGAGTAAATGCTATTCCAGCTACAAAGGGTCCTGGCTCGGTTACACAAGGCATACAGTATGTGCAAGACCAACGCATAAGCGTAACAAAGCGTTCTGTTTTTTTGTTGAAAGAGTATCGCGCTTATTCTTGGAAGGTAGATAAGAATGGAGTAATCCTTAATGTACCAGAAGGGGGACTAGACCATGCCTGCGACAGTTTTAGGTATGGCTTCTCATTTATCAAACCAAGCACTAAAATAGACGAAATGTCACTCGAAGAACTAGACGAACTCACCGCAAGCCCAACTTTATACGATGAAATTGGTATTTAATTTCTGATATGGTATAATTATGTTATCAATAATCTAGGAGACGGGGGTTTCCACAATGGTTTCTAAACAAATACGCGATAAACTCGCAAAACAGGTACAGCAAGAGAAAGAATTCGCACGTCAATGGAAAGACGGGCTGATTACTAACTGGCACAAGAACGAAGATATGTATTATGGGCGCAAAGGTCGGTCAGACCAAGCGCGCTCCAACGTACAACTTGCAAAGATGCAAGGTTTTATACACACAGCCCTATCTAAAATCGACACTCCGCTTGATTTTAAGTATACAAAGGCTACAGAAGCAGACCTAAAGAAAGCAAAGATTGCCAATGCAATCAAAGAACAAGATGGCGCACCGCACAATGGCAACTGGGGCATGAAAGACTTGGTAGGAAAGAAGCAAGCCCTGATTTATGGTCGGGCTATTTATTGTTACTACGCCTCAAGTCCTAAAGGAGAATACGAAAGTCATTTAGAGAACGTGGACGTATACGATTATCTTATCGACCCATCAGCAGGAGGTATTGATATTGAAGATGCGTACTACATGGGGCGTTATGGTGTAGTAAAGTCACGCCAAGAGCTTAAAGAAGGTGTAAAGAAGGGGCTATACCTACGCAACGAAGTATCACAGCTTCTTAATGGTTCAGCAAACAATGAGGAAATGACCGAGGAAGAAGTAGACAAAGAGAACCGTTACATGAACCTTGTTGACCGTTCAGACAAAGAGCTATTCAACAACGACAAGTTCAAGTTCTGGGAATGGTGGACTACAAATCGCACGCTGTGAAGAATGGAAGGATATTGATAAGAGTGACCTATATCCTTTTTGGACTTGGGCAGTATTCCCAGACCTTACAGAGTTTTGGACACCAAGCTATGCAGACTATGCTCGAGAGATATTCATGGCACAAGATGTTGTCATAAATCAAATGCTCGACAATGGCGAAGCGATAAACAAGCCTATGCGCGGTGTTGATGTGACCAAGGTGCTAAACCTAGGAGAGCTACGCTACCGTAAAGACGGCGTTATCCG